CCATAAAATCTAACATATGTATTACCATCTTCTTTCTTAAATTTTTCACCGCCACCTTCGTCATGACCGGCAAGCATACCACCTAGCATTACGAAGTCAGCACCCGCACCAAAAGCCTTCGCAACATCTCCAGGACAAGTACATCCGCCATCAGCAATAATATGGCCACCAAGACCGTGAGCGGCGTCGGCGCACTCAATGATAGCACTAAGTTGTGGATATCCCACACCAGTCTGAATGCGAGTAGTGCAAACGCTGCCAGGCCCAATACCAACTTTAACAATGTCCGCTCCTCTTAAAATTAATTCTTGTGTCATATCGCCAGTAACTACATTACCAGCAATGATTGTATGTGTAGGATAACGTTCACGAACCTTAGCAACAAAGTCACCAAAATGTTCACTATAGCCGTTAGCAACATCAATACAAATAAAATGTATTTCAGGATAAGTATTTAGAATTTGTTGTAATTTATTCCAATCATTGTCGCTGGTGCCTGTACTAATAGCGCAATAATTTCCAAATTGTAAAATATTCTCCCCGGACTTATCAACAAAGTCATGTAAATTATAACTCTTAACAAGACAGGTAAACATCTTATGCTCATGTAATGATGCGGCCATTTCAAACGTGCCTACACCATCCATGTTAGCAGCCATGATGGGCACGCCTGTCCATTCCCAACCACTGTGTTTGAACTTATAAGTACGATTCAAATCAACTTCTTTACGGCTACTCAATGTACTACGCTTAGGACGAATCAACACATCACTGAAGTCCAACTTCACTTCATTATCGATAATCATATTTTAAAACTTGCTTTCCTTTGTATACTTGCGATAATCTTTGCTCATGCGCAACCACTGCTGACCACGACCTTGTAAGATATCGCAGATTCTATCAATAGTACCATCAGTCCAATCGCTGATCTTACCTACATTAGGATGAGGCATAGTTAATAGTTTGTGTAACTTTTCTAACGCATCATCCATAGACCATGGTACATACAAACGTGTATGGTCATTAGCAAATGTTTCAGGGAAACTACGATATGCAGGATATAACACGTTACATCCTAGTGCATCCGCTTCACTAACAGTATTGCTTACCCAATCTTGTAATGCACAATTAAACAATACACGTGTATCATTTAACAATAGATAATAGATAGTTTTATCTAAATCTTCATATACTTTTAGTTTACCTTCTTCTCGCATCTTTTCAGTGCGTTGCATGTAACTGCTATTGTTACTACGCAATTTACTGCCGCTGAACACAGCAAACTCTACGTTATCACCATAACGCTTATGCCATTCATCAATAAGATCCAAATAGAAATCAGGCTGCTTTTCTTGATCCCAACGTGCGGCAAATCCTACACGCATATGACGTTCTTCAAAAGGCTTCAAGTCTTGACCTGCATCAAGGACTCTGCGTCTTACTTCTTCTTTACCAAATGCAAGACCACTGATATTGTAGATAGGTGCAGTCCATCCAGCAACCTTCATATGCATTACCATTTCTTCATTGCTGGCTAATACACCATCTACAAATTCGTTAACCATCTTTTCATATTTCTGCATCCATTTCGACATACCCCATACATGTACGAAATCATCTGGATCAATGGATTGAGCAAGACAACGGACAAAAATGCGAGGCCGGTGAGCATCATCGACTTGATCAAGAATATAAGGTAGGCTCTCGATACCGGGCTGAAACATGTCCTCAAAGTAGATAACATCTTCATTTGTTACTTCCCCTTCTTTCATCATTTTAACAAGATTCATTAATTGGCTCATACCAAAGTATGTGCGACCATGTGCATCCAACACTTGACCAGTTACAATTTGTTGATCACTAGACAATGTTTCTCCGGGTACTACTATATGATTAATACCTCGTCTATTGAATACTTTAGTATTCCAATCAGTTAGTTGTAATGTGTACCGTGCCTTATAAGGCTCTAGTCCCATATAAAATAATTTTCTCATTATATCACCTTTTGTATATTTGTTTTAAATTCTCAATTGCAAACTGCACTCTGTTTTTATTTCTATCATATGCTGTCAGATGTTCAAATCCACTTTTAATCACTATATTTGAATTCAACCTCTTAGCATCATTATCACCATAGAAAAACCACGGGAAATTATCAGTGCTAAGATCGTCAATAATAGCATGAAGATCATTTATTGCCTTTTCTTGTAAATCAAACCAAGCGGTATGTATTTCATTTGCTGATTCGTATTCGTTTTCAATTTCATAAAAATCAATTAAACTTTTATATAAATCGTAACTCAATTCTCTAGTATATAGGTCTTTACTTAATATTTGAAAAATTTCTTCTTTCTCTGGAACAACGTAAGTTTCTATTGCGGCAACATTATTCTTGCACATTTCTAAGAATCCGTCAATAGTTGTATTATTAAGAAAGGGCATAAATTTTCCAAATAGATATAGTGATTCGTTAGGAGTACATTGAGATATGATTATTTTATGACGTTGTTTGTTTTTTCTTGCTATAGAAAAATCATAATTTTTTATATTATGGTCAAACGTTATGACATTGTTTAGTTGTGTTCGAAACTTCCATTCTAATGCTATCCAATTGAAAACTGTTCTACTAGAATTATAAATGTGTTTCTTAATAAATTCAACTTTTTGTTTCCCAATTAATGGCATCATAGCACCCGTCTTTAGTAAAGAAGGTGCATTTAATTTAGATAAATCGTTGAAATTAGATGACATTAGCATCAACCAACGCAGGTGATTTCCAAAACCCCCCGGTGGTGATACAATGCTATACTTTATGTCTGACAATATCTTCCTCTATACAATTAGAACCATATTGAATTTCTATTACTTTCAATGGCTCATGACCTTCGTTGCATAATTGATGCCATTCATTATTTGGAATATGAAGATATTGGTGCTTTTTATATTGACCAACAAACTCTGGATCCGTCTTTGCAGTATTAATTCTATATACTGTTGCTTCCCCGCAAGAAACAAACCAAAACTCAGCACGTTCGGTATGACGTTGCATGCTCAAACGTTTACTTGGATCAACTGTAAGTTCTTTTAATTTTACTCCAGGACCATCTTGATGTAATACTCTGTAGTATCCCCAATCTCTTATAGTTTTAGGAGACTTCCATTCTTCAAGAATCCAACTAGAACTATTGGCTTTATTATCCCCACCTACACCAAATTTAAATGTAACATCTTTTACGACTGTTTCAGGAATGTTAGAAACATTTCTATCACCACCATTAGCAAATATAATATCTGCATATGAATAACTAGACTTTAACTCTTCTAGTAACTTAATAGCACTGCCATCACTATCATCGAATGATAGTGTAGCGTCTACATCTTTAAGACTTCCCACAATCATTCTTCGTTCTTCAAATGGCATAAAGGCTCTACCTTTTTTACGGGTAAGCCATTCATCGCTGTTAACACCGACGATTAATCTATCGCCTAATTGTTTGGCTGCATTTAAATATTTTATATGTCCGCTATGCAAGGGGTCGAAACCCCCGGTGCATACTACAATCTTTATTTGTTTTTCCATTAATTCCTTAATCCAACATACAAGAAGAATAGTGCAAGTATTGCGTATAATATATATACCAACCACTTAGGCGGGGGAGTTTTTTTAATGTGAGGACATCTTCCCTGATTATAATCACAGTAGTATGGATAAAGTGCATCATCCATCTCTACTCCGCAATACTTGCACTTTACACTCATGATTGTTTAGTATCTATTGACCAATTATCCTTTACAGGTTTTCCTGTCAAGAATTTGTTAAACTGCCTATATGTATAACTCTTGTTACTATACAGGTCCTTTTCGTCAAATACATACCCATAATCTTTACAGAAATTCAAGAACTTTTCCAAGTCCTCAAAAATGTTTTTGACACGGGGATTAGATTTGAATTCAGGTTTTGCCATTTTAATTTCTCCTTTAGATGGCTAGTGATTGATAAGGTTCAGTCAGTTCATATTGTATCGTAGCACCGTTCTCACCGTCTTCCGAAACGGTAATTTCAATGTAACGATCGGGATAACGACTAGCGATTTGTTCATATAGGTCGTCGCTAATCATCTCACAACTCTTAAAATTCAATTCAAGTGTGCCGCCGGCATAAAGATTTTCTAGCCAGCGTTTAAATTGAATGAATTCAATATCCCTATCGTTGTGAAATACTTCAATAGCCACAGTAAAATGAAAGATATGACGATGGGGATAACCCAAAAAACTTACATCATATTCATCGTTACTTGCTAATTTTGGATCATTTATTGCAGCCGGGTATTTGTGGATACCTTCTTTACGAAAAGTAACCCAAATAACACGTTTTGCCTTATCCTTAACTCTTGCACGTTTTTCAACCAAAGCAAATTCTCTATTTTCCATTAGTATGTCCTATTAAGTGTTGCCCACGTTAACCACTGATGAAAGGCTTTATATACCTTTTCTGCTTCTTTTTCATCCTGCTCAATCTTTACGCCGCGAATATAGAAACCATCTTCTGCTATACGCAACATTTCTGTCATATTGCTATTCATTACAATTGTATTAGTATTGGGTACAGAACCAGCAATAACGTAAGTATCATCCATTATTAACGCTCATCATCAAAGTTAACTCGTTCATGATCCTCTTCCCATTGAAGTTTACGTAGTCTGCGTAACTCATCAAAGTACTTTGATTTTTGTTCCTTTAATTTAGACAATTCTTCATTATCTCCATTAAAGTCTGATATCCTAGATTCTAGTATACGATATCCTTCTTCTAAAGTTTTAATTCTATTGTGATAAGACATTTTTCTCTCCTTAATCTTCTAAGGTATTACACATTGTACACATGATTTTTAATGTTTTCAATCATTATGGCAACATAAATATTATTTATGGATACATCAGATATTGAGTGTTACAATATAGTTTTTCACGGTGGATGTAGAGGTAACTTTTTGGGAGCATTGATGCAATGCTTTGTAGATAGTTATCCTATTCCTATTAGTAAATATGGTAGTTGTCATTTTGATAAAAGGTGCGGATTAAATTACGATAGCACATCAATGATTGCATATAGCCAAGCGCAGTATTTCTCACAAGCACCTAAATTTAAAACATTAAGACCAAGATACATAGATCAACCTTTCATTATAATGGACCATATGGTTATTGATTATGATGAATTTATTCAAGTTTTTCCAAAAGGTAAAACCATTGTAGTAACATATACTAGAGAAGATTTACCTTCTTTAAGAGCCAATTTACTATTTAAAAACATCGTAGAACCTATCGCTGTAATGATTGGACATCAAACACTGAATGATTATAGTTCTGTAACGCATACTACAAGAAAGCAAGCAATGAATATTTGGAAATCATTTACCTCTGAATATTTACCAGAATTTAAAAACAAAATGCCTCATCCTAATTCATTATCTAAAGAAGATTGTTTGAAGTTCATATATAAAGAATTAGAAACTTTAAATTACAAAGTTACTTTTCCACCTTTTGAAATTCCCGAACATCATAAAAATCATATATTTGCGTTGCCATATAATAAAATCATCTCAGATAAAGAATATGTTTTAGATTTTATCTCTAACTTAATGAATAGACCTATTAGTGATGAAGTAATTAAATCTTATGATAGATATATTGAGGCTCAACAACCTATATATGAAAAGACCGGATTAATCTAAGTTAACTTCAACCTCTTGATCTAGGTCTTCCTCTTCTTCCTCTGTTTCAGAATCTCCAAAAAAATGATCAAACATTGTTAATGCGTTAACTGATTTTTTGCCACTGTACCCTTGTCCAGCCTTCATTTGAGTCCAAAAGTTACTATAATCATCAATAAGTTTTAAACTCTTTTCTCTATTCTTTAGACTAAAAATCTCGTCTACAATGTCACCAAAACTAATATCATCAAACTTATGCAATATCATTGCAGGTTTAATACCTTGTTCATATCTACGGTTAGCCTCTTGTACTGACCATATATGTTGATAGACATTATGTGCTTGTAATAATGTATAACTTAATGTATCCCAACTAGTTTTAGTTTCTTTACCATGAGCACCTAAGAATCCCGGGCCACGATAACACAAGTCACGCATCAACATACGATCCGTTATAGGACTATCTGCGAACAATTCATGAATGTTATCTTGTAAACAACCGTCGCTAAACTTACGATTGTCATTATGATAACTTTTCTTTTCAGCAGTCTTTTCCATACTATATGTCCACTTCCTATCATGTTCGATTGAAGTGTTATAATATGCTAGACCTTTGGCAGCAGAGAAGAAAGGGCTTGCGCAGTCAAAAGTAATTTGCAAGTTAGGGTTATGATACTTGCGTACTGCACGTTGAATATCAGTAAACAATACTGCATATTCAAGAATCGACGTTCCTAGACAATGTATTAGATCATGTTTGCCAGGCTCAAGCAACCCATCATGAATGATGTTAACTAGTCTGCGTAGCATTAAGTGAATGTCAATTTTATTTTGACCACCAAATGCCCAACCGTTGAAATGATTGTCTGGATACACTTTAGGATCACAGTACTTTTTCATTTCGGCGTACCAGTTGTCGCTTTGAGTGTGATTCAAGCCCTGTAATACGTTTAAGAATTTACAGCGTCCGTCACGGTTTCTAATAAAATACTCATTATTAATATGAGTAGCATTACGTGCGTCATCAATCGTCTTAATGCCATGCTTGTCATATAGATGTTGATTACGCACTGTTTGAGAAGGAACGTCCAAGCCCATGCCATAATCCATGTACTCATCCATCCACTTCAAAACTAATTTACGTTGTTTCATTGCTTTAGGACAGTTAGGATCTTTCCAGTCTGCGGGCCATTGACCTTTCATGATCTGAAATCCACCGCTGTCACCTAGCATAAACGTTCCCTGTTCACGCTTTCTTATAATACTTTCAGCGTGATCATCAATAGTAGTATCAAGATTGGCATGACCAGCACTATATAATCCCCATTTGTATTTGAATAGGCCCTGTTTACTATTCAAAAAGTTAAGACATTCGACATCGCCGTTAAAGCCTGCAGGGATACGTGCGGCATCAAAATAATTATCCCCTTCACGTTGTTTACCCAATCCAGTAATAAAGAAACTACTTACTGCCGGTAAAAACAGTGCCCAATCAGGATTGTGATTATTTGTTAAATTTTCTTTATCTGTCATAGATTATACTTGGCAAACCTTACAGTCGCTCTGCAATAATGTTTTAACCATTGTAATTTTATTATCAATTTCATTACGTTGATCAATTAAATCTTTGATAGTAGGATTATTTTTGGCTTGTTTTTCAAGGTACTCTTCTTCAGCACGTTTAGCCCTAGCCCATTCAAGCAACGATCTAACATCACTATCTAATTCAATTGAAGTATAATTACCACTAAACGTCATCCAACTTGAACCATCATAGACTTCAAAGTTTTGATTGTTACCATTAAATCGTACCATACCTGCGCTAGGATTGCTCATGTTCACATATGGATATGAACTACTACCACCTACTACAGTGATACCTTGGACGCCTGTAAGTTGTTTAATCATTTTGCTTGTGCGGGAAGAAGATAACGATATACTGCTAAACCACTGTCAACAGTGACTTCGGCAGCACCCTGATCACTAATACGAACAGTCTTATCACCGGGCAAGTCCATAATTGCTTGGAATACCTTAACAGGCCACATCCATGGACGACTCAATGAACCACTTACACCCGGATGAAACACAAAGTTACCGCTATGTGTTGAAGGTTCACCAAAATAAATTTTTAGATCACCCTTATCAGTTTTGCAAGTAAACTTGTCCTCTTCACTATTAGCACTTGCTTGCTTCTTAAAGCGCAAGATACCTGCAACAGTTGGTTCAAACTCTACGTTCCAACTTGCACCCTTAAAGGCAACGTTCTTAATTTTTTCTTCAACGATTGACTTACTCATCAATCGATAATCGTTAACAAAGTCACCTACCTTAGTTTCAAAGTGTACAGCAGTAGGAACATCATCCTTATTGCGTGTAACATTGATAACTGCATTATCATCATAGTCATCAAAACCTAGAATAGTTTTGAGTTTGCCTAAGTTAGGCATACCAAACGTACCGATGAAGTCTGGCATAGGGGTTTTCATAGTTCCCATAACTACAACACTCTTATCTTCTGAGACAGCGATAATCTGTGTTTCTTTGTCAGTGCCGTTAACCTTAATAAGGTCAATGACTCCTAAACCATGTGTATGTTGAATAAGATCCTGTAAATTGTCTTTCATGTGTGTTCCTTTTATGTTTAATATTTAGGCGAGAATATAGTGTATAATAGTGGATTTTATTACGTTTGTCAATCACTAATTTAACCAAATGTGAATAGATCATCAAACGTGCTATTTGTATCAGTGTTGCTACGCAAGTCCCAACCCAATACTCCTAACAAGTTTTCAATCTTTTCATCAACCAATGTGCGTTCCATTTCATTGTCATCAAATGGTAACTCACAAAACCATTTTGGCAAACGTAATTCATCAGTTGGATATGCAATACTTGTAAACCCTAATGGATTCTGTTTTAGTTTACATACAATAACTTTCATTCCGTCAACCATTTTCATTGAATAGTTGTCACCATTTACTCTACGTAGATAGTTCCAATTCAATGCCGCTCTAACGTGACCGGGCATGTTAGCCTTGCCAGTCTTACTGTTCTTTTCAAGTTCTTCATAGTAAGTAAGTTTGTTAGCACTCTTAGGGCTACCTTTAGTCCAACTATCTTGTTTACCAAGTTGAATCTTGAACTCTTTGATACGTTCAATAACATCTTCCCTAGTCTTACCACCAAGAACCATAGTCAATACATCCATTAAGAATTCTTGTACGTATTTAGGAGTATCAGCACGTTTCAAGTCAAGACCCATAGCCTTGATATCGCCCATCTTACCATTGGTGTCTTTGCGTTTGCCTTCTTTATCAAAGATATTGATAGCGTAACGTTTCTTAGTGATAAAGATACTGCGATCACCAATCAGTTCACGCCCAGCCTTAATGATTTCCCCGTTCTTTCTAGGAGCATGAAATGCTCGTTCCATAAATGCTGGGAAACTCTCGTTAGCCTGTTCAGCAATAGCATCATATACCTGAATGCATGCTTCTTTATTCCACTCTAACTCACCTTTTTGTATTTGTTCTTTAAAGATGGGGTATGCACTAAAGTAGCAACTGTCAGTATCGCCATATACGATTGCAGGACCATTATGATCATATTGTCCAGCAACAACTTCATTGATGGTGCTCATCATGTGTCGCACAATCTGTCGGCCCGACAAAGTTACACTTTGACCAATACGTTTGTCATAGAAACGACAATGCTCGTTCAACAATGCACCATAAGCACTGTTCAACAAAATCTTACGAACCAACTGACGTTTATCATAGTACTCAAACATATCAGTACCATAGGCTGCTTTTGCTTCTTTTTGAATACTTTTACGTTCTGAATACCAGCGAGTTAATAGACCGGGAATCACACCTTCAGTATCATATCTAAAGATTGTACCATTAGCACTTAAGATATAAGGCTTATGACTATCAAAGATAAGTTTCCATATCTCAGCGGCTGACATTTCTTCACTGCGACCATCTTCATAGTCAAGTGTAAGCATAGTACCCCGTTCTTGGTTCATGATTGCTGTGTATTCTAAACTACCAAACAATCCTTCCCACAAGATACTACCAGTTACTTCGTCATCGTCTTTTGCTCGTTTCTTTTCACTAGCCAACCGTCTCCCTTTTTCATGCATGTATTGCTCGGTGAGTGTTTGTCTGACTTGTCCAACGATTGTCTCGGGAGCCATGTTGAGGGCTCTAATAGTCGAGGGATAGAGCGAGTTGATGTCCACTGCTCCGACCCACTCATGTATGCCCCTTTTGGGCGTAGCAACATAGGCACCTGCCGCTTGTTGTTCATCACTATGCATGTCCTTTCGTCGTTTATCGGGTACTACCATACCGCGTTCATGAGCCTCGTTCATGATTGCCATTTCAATCATTGCAACAGACCCCATGACAGTTGGCAATAGCACAGTATTTTCATGTGCTAGTGCATTAGCCAAATCTAAAAACTTAAGTTTGTTATGAATCTTAACAAGAAGCATTGTATCTTGGCGATTGTATTCAATAAAACGTTTGAAGTCTTTGTTATACAACTGGTCAAGAGTACCTTCATATTGTGTCTTATTTTCACCGACTTCCATCTCACCAATGAAGTCTAGTTTATAACTATGGCGACTTTCATAGTTATACTTCTTATACAATTGCAAGTAGTCCATATGAACACGACCAACCAAATCATATGTTGTTTCTTCTTTGCCGAAACGTTCATAAGTTCTTGGCTTAGGTAGTTGCCCCATCAAGCAAAACTTGCGTGTATCATCCTTACTCATTACTCTAGTAACACGATTAACCATATATGGTATATCGTATCCTTCTGAGTTCCAACCAGTTAGAATATCAGCATCTTCAATCAATTGAAAGAATGTATCAAACATTTCTTTCTCAGACTTGAATAATAGGCAATTTTCAAATTCGTTACAAATTTCTTTTGCCGTTTCTGTACTCATGTGTTTGGGAGCGATAACAAGCGTGATGAGTTGATCAAGCCAATCCAAGTACATTGAGATACTTGTAACCGGATTGAACGGATCCGACGTTGGGCTAAAGCCTTTTTCCGGATCAAAGTCAACCTCAATGTCAAAGAAAACTGTATGGAGTTTTGGAGGCTCTACCTTTAAGTAATTTTCACTTAGGCATCGGAATACAACATTGATATCCGATTCAAACAATTTCTTATTAGCATGGATTCGTTTCTCTTTCTCAAACTCACCACGCTTGCGTGTGCTGAAACGACTTACAGGGTCACCGTATAGACTACGAAATTTACCCTTAGGGTCAGTGTAATAAAATGTATAGTTGGCAGGATATTCTTTGTATGTACGTTTACCATCAGGCATACGTTCTACTACAAATATTCTGTCACTATCTCTGTCGTGGATGGCATCAATATATGACATATTAATTGTTGTTTAGTATTCTAAATAAACCAATCGTATCAATTGCAGTAAGCAACAAATAGTTGGCTAGCATTCCAAATGATTTTCTATTCCATGCAGCCCATGCGTACATAGAACAACCTGCGATCCACAAAGGATAAAGCATAATAAATGGGACATTGGGAACAGTTATGGCTACAACAAAAGAACAGCCAATACTAATTGCCCAAGCAAGAACTTCGATAACAAATCTTAGTCGATTTGATACCCAATCTTCTCTAATCCAATTATAAATGCCAATTAATATATCGTTCACAGAGTTTTGCCAACCGCCTCTAGGACGTTATTAAGTTCTTCGTGTTCTTTATTAGTCTGTCCAAGACTTGCTTTATGTGCAATACGAATTGCTTTCTTCAATACGCTAGGCTTTACTTCAAGTTCTTCTGCTACTGCTTTAATAGTATCAGTAAGACCACCTTGCAATGTTTCAATCTCATGCATTACTGCCATACCTTCATTGACTAATTGCGTCAACTTGATCTTGGCTTCACCTGTAAATGTACGTGCGTCACTCATAATTTTCTCCTGTCTGTTATTGCTGAGCCTTTTCAACTAATTTTTTTACCATTGTATGCAAACCAGGATTGACTTGCAAAGCGGCGGGTAAAAGATTATGTCGAATCATATTACGTGTATACTTAGTATCTGTATTACTAGTATCTTCACACCATGATACACCCTTACGTGTACACCAGTCAACGAATTCGGACTTCCTCGTTGTTAAAAATGGTCGTAAAACGTTATTGCGTAATCGTGGGATAAGTTTGGGTGTACCATGCATACACGCCCATAAGTAAGTTTCAACTACATCATCTAAATGATGACCAGTTACAACTGTACCTAATGGTTCTAAAAATTTATATCTTTCGTTGCGCCAAAACTCTTCTGGACTTAGGTCAACAGGCTTTTGGGCAGTAAGCATACCTACAAAAAGGGGAAGATTTCTATTTGTGCAGAATTTGGATACAAACTCAAATGCACGTTCACTGTTTTCCGTTCCATGATGAAAAAAGGCACATGTGACCTTATGTTTTTTGGATAAGAAATCAGTAATAGCAACGCTATCTACACCACCGCTAAGAGCAATGGTAATTTCTTTAGGCAAAGGAAACAGTAATCTAAACATCTGAGTAGTCTAACAGAGAATCAGAATGTTGTCAACGTTATTGGAATATATGTCTATTTTTTTCGCCGTATATTTTAATGTACTTACCGGCGAGCATATCTGCCATTGCTTCAATTGGGCTGCCGGGATAACTATCACCAGGTTTTATCATACCCAATTCACCCTGACGAACGTGTACTAGTTCGTGGAATACTGTTCTTAATATATCGACAAGATTACGGTTAGCACTGTATACCCAAACACTGTCTGAACCTTCAGTGTGTGATCCAGTATGATGCCCTTGTTGAGCCTCTTTAGTATCCATGCTAAGTTCAATCTTGGGTATGTTTTGTAGATTTAACTTTTTTGCTGCCCATTGTGCAAACTTCTGCACTTCTTTATCTAAGTCAGGATCTGGATTATCGACTTCATCAAGTTTACCTTTAATCCAATTGTCAGGGGTCTTTTTATATTTCTTAACAAATAAATCGTGCAGTGCTTTACCTGTTATCTTATGTTTAGCACTAATCTTTCGCATTAATTTATCAATAGTATCATAGTCATGCTTTTCAAGGCTAGGCAGTCTCTTAGCCAATTCAAGTTCAGGACTCTCGTACATACTTTCTCCGCCACCGCCGTCGCCGGCTTCGCCAGAATCAGAACCACCAAAATAGGCATATCCGGGAAAGAAATATCTACTAGATTTCTTTCTCTTTTTCTTTTCGACTATGAATTCTTTATATCTCATTCTACAGGATAATAAGTAACAGATACTTCAACACCATCTTCTAACACAGTGTGTTTTGTAATCTTTTCAGACTTAATCCAATTCTCGTAGTATGTTTGATACTCAGGACTAGGAAATGTTACCGTGTCTTTAAATTTTTCGTATTCTTCAAATAGTGTTGTTCGTAACCAATCATCAAATGTACGGAAATCATCTCCGTTACTAGACTCATACTTGTTTATAATAGCCATTGTAATACCCCTTTAGATACATGTATTTATCTAATTTCGTATTCATTAATAGACGCTAGTTCAGCCAAGAATAACTCAGTTTGAGATGTTTTTACCCCTGTAATTTGAAAGGTAACTCTAGGGTAATGACTAGCATTTGCAGTACTGTGTGGCAAGTTTTGCCAATCAAATGAAGTTACTTCCCCTACTTTCCACATGCTATGCTGATAGTTTCCATAACTCCAAAACTGCCCTGGTTGCCAATCAGTCAATGCTACCTGAATCCTAATGATACTGTCAGGATTTTCGGGATTCCATTTTTCTAATTTGTCCAAATGCAAATTCCAAACTTCACCGGGTTTCTGAACATGAATACGATTCATACAGTCATCTAGTGCAAATAATTTGCTGACTTTCTGAAGTACTTCAGGTATATCCCAATTAAGATGAGTAATTTGATAATCTTTCCCATATCCAAAACGTTCTAAATCATAATCTTCTGACGCTAGTTCTTCTTCTGGTCTAGATTTACCGACAGCACCCCTAGTTCTCCATGTAGCAGGCTTAGATTTTGCTACAAGTTCTTCAACTTCTTTAGTTACGTCAAGTTTGAATTTTCCTAGTTTGATAACCTTATCAAACTCAGGGTCAAAGTAATCATTACGAAAATGATACTTACTTCTTGGTTTAGTCGAATCCCAACTACTTTTCATTATATCACCTTTACATTAATATCTTTAATAGTATAGTCTTGTTTGTACTGCTCTGGAGGAGGTTGTATCCTACAGAATCCAGCAGTCTCTATATTATTAAACGTAATCAACCCGCCCTTCATAGTGAAAGTATTATCAAATGATGGTAGAGTTCCTATCTTAGCGTTCCATGCCTGCAATATACCTTCATTTTGACGGTCAATAATTTTAGACATAGTTCTTAGATCCACATAATATTTATCATATTTTGGGTAAGTGATATTAAAATGACCACAGCGTACCCACCATCCTAAACAACTATCATTGCTACGATGTACTAATATAATAGGGCATTCTGGCCATAATTCTTTAAGATACAGTATGTTTTCATAATAACTAAAGATATGACTTTTAATGATTCTAACACCTGTACCACTGAAAGGTTTGTCAAATAACTCTTCTGCCTGTTTCTTAGTTAATGTTGACATACTTTCTGGAAGTTCGAACTCCATACCAGGATCAAAATACGCACCAAGATGCATAAGGTGCATTACTCCTCCGTCTGCATCATGGTGGTATGTTCTTTCGTCGCTGTAATCACTCCTGTCAATACTTGGACTATAATAAATGTTTTTTACTACGCTACTCCACTTAGAGCCAGGAGCGCCTGCTACGAAAATATATTTCATCATTTAGCCTTTATTGCAATTTCTTCTTTGTAATATGCATCTTGCTTAACAACTACACTGGTCCACCAAACTAAATCTTTAAGTGCTTTCTTTGTAGTCATTTTTTCTAATGCATTCATTGCCTTATTTACATCATCACCTATTACCCACTCGTACTTACCTGTATCTTTTTCGATTGCAGCAATACTTTCGGGATCTTTAGACATATCACGCATTGCCTTAACAAGTTTATCTCTATTAGGGTTGTTCTTATCTACCCACAGTGATTTTTGCAACACATCTCTATAATTCTTTATTAGTAGATATGCATCATAAAATTCACCTGAAGGTTCCACTCCCCATTTTTTGCGGTAAACTTCGTTAAAGTGTACACCGGAAAAGTTTGCATCAGCAACTATTCTCCCTGTGTTTAAATCTAATACACCTTGTGCAAACCAGTCAACGTTTTCTTTTAATTGCTTAGGATGCTTAAAATAGGCAGCAGTTGTTTCACGGGTAACGTTAAGTTCTCCTCGCATATATGCAAGTCTACGTTCATTGCCCTTCATACCAGCAACATAGATTACTTTGCTATTAAAACAGTTTTGATAGTCTTTTACTGTTTTTAATGGTCCACATACAAGCATAGTTATAGCCATAAGATCAGGATTCATACCTGACCCTGCGCTAAATCTTACTTCTTTGAATGGATCACTATCTGATCTGCGCCCAACTACAATCGTTAAGTTCTGTAATCCAACAGGAGCATAATCACGATAATTATAATCTACCTTATGTATTAAGAAACTCTCTGCGTTGCCACCATGTGCAACCATAATTGTTTTGGGGTCTTTGCGTAATTCATTATGAAACTTATTAAACCCGGGTATGTCATTGATGCCAGGAATGTTTTCGATAACTACCTTCTCACCTAACTTCTTTTCAAGTTCTTTTGCTACGATTCTTGCCCATACATCAGTTCCACCTCCCACTGATTGCGGGACTATCAAACGATAGTCCGCAAAAGCGGAAGAAGCGGCAAACATCATTACAAATAATGCTAGTAACTTCTTCATTTAGTTCTCCTTAGAATAATCTCTTTTCGATTGAAATGCCATAACGATCACGTTTTACGCCATTACCAAAATCAAAGTAATCGTACTTGACATTGACTGCCCAACGTGGATCTAGTTTGTACTTGACAGCAACTCTAGGACCCTCATGATAGTCTACATCTTTGCCACCAAACCCTTCACGGTATGCATAGCCTACTTTAACTTGAACGTTATCACTTACCTTATATTTGATTCCGGCTTCTGCTTGCCAAAAATCTGTACTAGGTTTTAAACTTTGATGTTTTTGTCCTACAGCAGTGTTAACATAAAGCATATTGTAATCATAGTTTAATTTAACCATATAACGATTGGTGACCCGGCTATCTTGTTCACGCTCAGTATTTCTAAATCCTAAACCCCAACTAAAATTACTATTGATTTTAGTCTGCCAATCTACTGTCAAAGCATATTGGTCATTGGTAGTATTACGTTGGTCGTCAAATCGATAACCTAACTCAATCTTATCTTCAGCATATGCTGATGTACCTGCAATCATAATTGCTAAAATTGCTATCATCTTCTTAAACATATTTTATCCTCGTTTTGTTGAAAAATACGCCGTATATAATGGCTACGAACGTCAGAGCCATTAATGATCCACTGATAGGTCTTGTAAAAATATCAATGAAATCATATAACTTTTCGTATTGCAAGAAAGTACCTTCTAGTCTATCTGCTAATACATATCCTATAACAAGTGCTGCCCTGCTAAACTTGTACTTACGTAACGCAAGACCAAACACACAACACATAATAAAGAAAACATAATCTTCCCAATAGCCCGTATATTGTACACTACTCCAAACTAGTAATCCTAATACAGGCCAAAAATAATAACTGAAGGGTAAGTTAGTTATCTGTACTGCATAACGTATAAAAAATAATCCTAATACAAAACTTAATAATAGACTGTACATGTAACTACTAGCAAGATTATCAAAGAACGATAAGTCATTTAATAGCGACGGAGAACCAAGTTCAATACCTACTAGTAAAAACAATGCTATAATGATAGCCTCAAAAGGCGCACCGGGTATACCAAACAATACAGTTGGTACATAACTTGTCGCTTTTTGCGCATTATTTGCACCTTCGCAACCTATAACACCCTTAACATTACCATCGCCAAATGCGATCTTTTCATTCTTATTAAGTGCAACTGTTTGTCCATATGCTAACCAATCAGCAACACTACCACCTATACCCGGTATGACACCTACTATAGCACCAATGAATCCACCTCGTAACCCGTCCCATCTGTGTTTCCAACTGTCAACAAAACCTTGCCATATTTGCTGCCATTCAGTTTTAATATTCTGTACTCGTTCTTGCGTATGTCTATTCTGATATGCTTCTAATAATTCAGGTATGGCTAATACGCCAGCAAGTAAAGGAGCAAGTTGTATACCACCACCTAGATAGTCCCAACCAAATGTCCAACGCTCTGCACCTGTGATTGGGTTTTGTCCTACTAGCCCTAAAAATATACCCAATGCTAATGCTAGTATACCTCTGAACCAATACTTATTATTAATAAAACAAACACTAGCGAATGCCAATGCTAAAAATGCTAAAATTTCAGGTATCCCAAATTTAAGGATTAATCCTGCATACATGGGCAAAAATAAAAACACTAATATTCCCCAAATAACACCATTGACTGTGCTAGTGCTTAATGCGGCTCCTAATGCTCTTGCAGCCTCACCACGCTTAGTCATGGGGAACCCGTCTACCATTGTTGCGGCACTGCCACTAGCCCCGGGAATATTCATAACCACACTAGCAAAACTGTCGCCTATTGTGGCTGCTACAACTAATGAGGTAGTGAATACTACTAACGCATATGGTTCTGTACGAAATGTATCCAAAAATCCAAATATTGTTATTAGTCCTACGCCGGCGCCTGCTACGGGTATAATACCAAACAAAAACCCATAAAGTGTGCCTAAAATTAATGAAGCGATGTATTCCATGATAAGTAATAGTATTGAGTAGATATTTATCCCATATGGATAAAAATTTTTAAAATCTTGAGAAAATTATTATGAACACTAAAATTTATAAACTTATGATAGAAAATTTGCTTGATGCATTTAAATTGCCTAAGTACCAAACAATTTACAATGATATCAACGAATTTACTGTAGTAAAGCAACTTCCATGGACTCCTGCTAGATTTGATAAATTTAAACAGAAAATTGAATCTATGCTAGACTTGAGTAGTGAGTTTAAAGGTACTGTTAAGGACATAGTAGATGACTTTGACATTAGATATTCAGGAAGATTCTTTGGTGAAATATGGAAACCCAGTACTGAAAAGTATAGTTATACGGGTTGGCAATTAGTTGAAGAAATTAACAAAATGAACCCTAAGGCTGTACTTGATGTGGGTTGTGGATACAATCAGTTTAAAGACAGAATCCCTAATTTAATAGGAATTGATCCATACAATAATTGTGCTGATTATCAAGTTGATATACTTGAGTATGCAGCCGTAGAAGAAAGTTTCGATGCTATCATGGCATTAGGTTCTATTAACTTTAATAGTAAAGAGGATATTGAACAACGATTGGCTAACTGTGTTAAAATGTTAGCACCTAAAGGTAAAATGTTCTTTAGAGTCAATCCTGGTATTCAACATGAAAAGGGACCATGGGTTGATGTGTTCCCATGGTCCTTTGAAATAGCACACGAATTTGCTAAGAAGTTTAATCTAACGTTAGATACATTTAAGAAAGATGCAAACAATAGACTATACTTTGTTTATAGTAAAGTATAATTTATCTATTGGCTAATGGGTTATCCATTGCTTTCTTAATCTTATCATCAACTTCTTTTTTGACTGCCTTTAATTGAGCATCCAATTCACGTTGGTTTGCCTTTATAGAATTGTCTACAGTTCTCATATTGGCATCCATATCTTTTCTAACGGATCTCATCTCAGACTGAGCATCCTTAATTGCTACATCAGTTTCACGTTGGCTTTGCTTTGCACTACGCTCTACTCCTTCAACAACACTTTCAAGTCTGCGGATATCATTTTTTAAATCATTTTTAATATCACGTGTATAATCACCGGTCTTTTGATTGGTTTCTTCAATGACCGCTAAACGTTTGTCAAATTGTGACAAATCTGGACTTACATATTTGGCAATCTTATCTTTCATGCTCATGTAGTCTTTATAAACTTCAAAAGCACCGTATAATCCACCTAATAAACTCGAAACGATTGTTGCCGCTACCATAAGTTTAGCAGGTGTAAATTCATAGCCACCGATACTAATGACAGTATCTTTGCTTGCATACTTCTTAGCAGCCGCTTCTAGTTCGTCTACTTTTTTGTTTAAGTCTACTTTTTCTTCTGACATTTTTATCTCCTATATTGTTGCTCTACCATTTCTTGGTGCAACTTGTCTGAACTCAATTGACGTAATGCTCTAGTATTGTCAATTGTTTTTTGGTTTCTATAAATCTCTTTTGGTGCATAAAATGCTATATCTTTTAACACAGTAGTAGTGTAAACATTGAATCCTGCAGGGTTGACTGCAATTCTTTCTATTCTTACACCACCTGCTAATTCGTTATCTTGTACATTTGTTTTTACAGTTGAAGTTTTCATTTCAGGTTGAACCATTGCAACTAAAATATTATTTTGTTCAATATAGTCTGATAATGGATCACCTCTTTTTGCAAATAATGAATTTGATGTATTAGAAACTTCTACATGTTGGGTAGATGATAAATTTACCATTGGTTTAGTTTGCTGCGATGTGATTATTTCTTGTGTTACTTGATTAGTAGTTTGAATACTTAATGATAATTCTACCGGTGGTTTCAATGATACCATTGACGCTGTTTCTTGAAGTTGTTGACTATTAGACTGTACGTTTGCTTCAGGTTTTATTGAAACATATGGTGTAGTTGAAAAATTGTTAGATTGCATGGGTACCAAAGAGTACAATGATGACGGTACATTTTCTTTACCTACTACAATAATAGACTGATTGATTGGTAATCCTAACTGATTAGTTGGTAAAGTTGTCTGCTGTGTAACTTTATTTTGTGGCATAAGAATATTATTAACATTTAATGAGTTTGTTGTAGGCAGTGCAAATAAATCTAAAATGCTATTAGATGTGGTTATCTTATTATCTTTTTTAATTTCTATTTTAAAAATTGATTCATTAGCAATCTCTGTACTTTGTATAGAACTAGTTGTAGCAACTGATAAGGCAATTTTTTCTGTCTCAGTTATTGCCATTTGTGCTACTTGATTGGCTTGATTTACAGCATTTTGAGCAATGCTCTGTTCTTTTGCTTGATTAGATTTAATCATTGATAATACAGTGGATAAAGAAGGACCTGTGTTTGTTGAACTAGTAACTTTCGTTTCAACTGATGAACTAGAAACAATATTTGGTTGTTGATTTGTTAATATTGGAACTTGAACTATACTGGTACTCGCAGTAGATTTGCTAGTTTCTGTAGTTGATGACACAGATATTGGTTCATTCATAGATGGTTGAGTAGTTGCAGTTGGTTCTATAGGTGTCGTAGCAGTCAATTTATTAAGTGCTTCTAAATATCCAGGGCAGGTTGGGCTATACAATACATTTGTATAGCAAGGATCAACACTATATTTCAAACTAAAACTAACATTGATAATTTCGGGTCCGTATGGGCCGGCCCAACCATTACTATCACCGCCTACAAATCCATATTGAACCGTGCTTAAATCTTTACTTGCATAGGGTGTATCAAATGTCTTACTAAAATTAAAATTAGACCAATCAAATTTATAAGTTAAATCGTAATAATCATATCTTACAGATTTGCCATCGCTGCCATAAAAATTGACATATGCTGATAGATAATCAATTTGTCCGTTATCCCAACCGTTGCCGTTCTTTGCCGTAAAACTATAGTTGTAGCCATTGACACGCAATCCTGTACCTAAATTTGGAAGTGCGGCTGCTATGTTTGCTATTTGATAAACATCTGTTAATCCATAACTGAAATTAAATGAGCCTTGATTATAGTACGGAAGAGGTCCGCAATAAGCACCTTTAAATCCATCTTCAGGTGCCCAACATGGCAACCCCTGATTCACTAGTCCTAAATTTTGCCATGTACTAGTAGTTGAGGTAGGGGTAGTACCAATGTTAACAATGTTATTAGTATTATACACCTGCGTAGGATCCAGTGAGGTTACATTTTGCGCACTAACAAACCCACTATATAAACTTAGCAATAATATGATAAGATATTTCATTGTACTCTTGTCTCATCGTCACTACTGAATAATGCACTAAGTTTACCAAAGAAACCTTTCTTTGAATCAGGACGTTCTTTTTTATTGTCGGTCCATGCTTGTGATGCTTGCTCACCTATTTTACCCATATATGGGCAAGGTGTACCTGCCATTTCCATAGCCTTAAATACACGTTCATCTTGGCACATCAATGCAACGGCTGCAACTTTCATTCCCATGTCGTACATAGTCTTGCTTAACTTTAATCTTTCACAATTATCATCACGCATAGTAGAACCAAAACTCATACCAAATATTTGAGTTTGAGTTGCTCCACTTATACCAGTAACGCAAAGGTCAGTACCTGCACTCATCATTGCAGGTGCAATAGCAGTTGGTGGGGGTTGAATAACTTTTTGTGTAACAGTGGTTTCGTTAATATTACGATTGGTCATTTCACCCTGCTGAATGTTTACATTAGTATTATTACTTGTGCTGGAGTTGTTATTGGTGTTCACGTTGTTTGAAGTTGAAGTACTAGTATTAATATTACGATTGGTCATGTCACCAGTGTTGATATTATTGTTAGTACTGGTAGTAATATTATTGTTATTATTTGTGCTCACACTGGTACTAGTATTAATATTACGATTGGTCATGTCACCGGTATTAATGTTAGTATTTGTATTATTATTTGTAGCAGTACTAGTGCTTACATTGTTGTTATTGTAAGTCATAGTGCCGGTATTTTCGTTTTTGTTTATATTTGTAGAAGTTGACACATTATTATTGTTATATGTCATTGTTCCTGTATTTTCATTTTTATTAATGTTAGTCGCAGTTGAAACATTGTTATTATTGTATGTCATTGTACCACTATTAACGTTGTTGTTTGTATAGGTAACAGACCCGCTCATTACGTTATTATTAGTATTGGTACTAGTAGTATTATTGTTGTTATTAAATGTTTGAGTTCCGCTATTCACGTTGTTGTTATTATATGTTACTGTACCACTTTGAACGTTGTTATTATTGTTATTATATGTTACCGTACCACTGTTAACATTATTGTTGTTATATGTCATTGTACCATTATTGGTATTCTGATTTATGTTAGTAACCGTACCACTTTGAATATTATTATTTGTATTAACGTTAGTTGATGTTGAAGTGTTTGTGTTAGTATTGGTACTGTTTACTGTACTAGTGCTTGTGCTAGTATTATTAGTTGTAGTGTTATTGTTAGTAGTTACCGTACTTGTGCTATTGCTAGTACTGTTAGTATCTACTAATGTTTTACTATCATAACCACCTTGATTGATAGGAGTGGTTGTACTGGTAGTTGTGCCACCAGTAGTACTTTGTGTACTTGTATTAGTAGTTTGCGCAAATGTATGGATCGGTGCTACAGCCAAATAGGCTGTAGCCACGGCCAACGCAAGGATCTTTTTTATCATTTTTATTGCCCCTGAGTTAAGCCTTGTAAGGCTATAAATATTTATAGGATTTTAGAGGAATAAAAACGCTCACTTTTACCTACGGGGTAGCGAATCCTTCAGTAGCGCAGCAGCCGCGCACATAACCCTAACGGTCCTAGGGTATGTTCTATGAATTAATAATGGCGATGAAAAAAGCAAAGCATAATATTGCTATTGCTAAATGCCAACCGTAAAAAATTGCAGCCAGTATTATTGCTAGTAACCAAGCTGCATGATATAGATGTATATACCAAGGCATTAGTTACACCAACTTTGTTTTGCCTCGCCGTAATATTCTCTAGCATAATTATTAGCGATAAGCATTTGTCTTAGGCTCTTACCATCTAGTAACAAATCGCCTAATACTCTACCACCAAACTTATCCCAATTCATAAGTTGCACTTGATGAACTTTTGAATTCATTACAAGTTGTTTGGTAAATGCTGATGCTGCCGCACCACGTTGTGCTTCACTATCACATTTTGCTCTGAAACCTTTTTCAGGAGTATCAACGCCAAACACACGCAATGCCAATTCAGGCTTTAAGGGTGCTGGTAAAAAACTTGCCTTAAACACTACGGTATCACCATCAGTAACACGTAGTATTGTAACGTCATACTGTACAGACTGAGGTATTTTTTGAGCAAATGCTGTACTAGATAGTGCTGCTATGGCAAATGCTAATATACCTTTTAATAATTTACTTGTCATCATAATCTCCTGCAAAACTGCTCATGTATCTTGAACCTTTAATTTTAAAATCAGGTTTAGTTGGTTCCTCAGCGTAAACAACTGACATAAATCCACTAGGACTTTGTATAGCCTTATTCTGCATCATTTCTTTTTCAAGAGGTTTTGCATTTGTATACTTCTTAACAAATGTCACAATATCTTTCATTTCAAGTTTTTGCTTGCTACCATCTAGAAACTTAAATTCGTAATTGCCTTCTGTATCTACAGCCTTACGCATTTGCATGAATATGTTTGGTATCTTGTCTTGATCCGCATCTGGTGCTGGAGCCTCATCATCGTCAAAGTCTGGATCAACTTTTGCTTCGTATAAAATTTCACTTATTTTCATAATGTTCCCTCGTATCTTTCAAACCATGGATCAATAATAACTACTGTACCGTCTTTACGTTGCATAGCATTATCTGTATGCAAGTCCCAATACATCTTATTTAACCGACCTGTTCTATATAGTAATTCCATTACTGTGTATAGTAATTGAATTTCTGCGTATTTGTTTTTGTTACTCTTAAGGTTAGCCCATGATAAAGCATATTGATTGGCTTTGTCTGTATGAAAGTCATACCATGTTTTTGGTAAACTTAAAAGTTTGTCTACTTTATCCCATTTAGTATTGTTGGCAACATAATCGCTAAAGAACCAAACAATACCCTGAGCAAAACTTTCTTCTTTAATAGGATACAATTGCTCCATAGATACTTGAATATAATTCTTGTTACCTAACTTAAACTCTACATAATCTTTACCTTGTATAGGTATAAATTTTGGTAAACATGCTATGTCTTTATGTTGTTGACAGAATTCGTAAAACTTTTTAAATGTATATGCTGCCTGTGTAATGTCTTTACTATCAGGCATGATAACCTTAATTACTTGACCTACATCTTTACTCCAAACAGTAGCATCAGCGCCACTACCTAATTGTTTGTAGCCAGCTTGTTTTAGTTTAGATACAATCTCTTTTGCCTCAGGTGTTCCTAACTCTGCTTCATCTACTACGCCTTCGTCTACGTTCATTATAATTTTAGTACCGGGCTTAGGTTCTTCAGCACCTATCTTTGGTGGATACATAGGACCTGATTCAATACGTTCACCACCATCAAAGTATCTTATCTCAATAGGTAACTTGTCCCAACCTAATGCAGCCGCAGCCATAATACGATGATTTCCCTCATTGACCCATGCTTCGCCATTGAATGCTACATTAATGAAGGGTGCATATTCTTTACCATTTTTCATTAATGGTAACTTACCTGTATCTTTCATTATTTTCATAATGGCTTTTAGGTCCTCATGGCGAACGTTAGATTGTTCGCCCCTCATACCAGGTAAGCGTTTTAATATATCTACAGAAACTTCAGGATTAGGTCTTACAAAAGCAGTACTGCTTCCCATATAGGGAACGCCAAAACTATTTCTACCTTTTTCTTTTGCATACCAAATCTTACCTTCTAGCCAATCTTCATTTGGCACATCGGTAATGAGCATGTTTTCATTAAGTTTGCTTGTAAATTCTGAGGCTCTCATACATATATTTATTAGTTTTGACTCTTATGTAGTTCATCAAAAATCTGTATAAAATAGTCAAATGCTAAATTAGCCTCATCTGCTAGATCCATTGTTAATTTGTCATTGAATGCTTTAATGACTCCGGGTCTATCTTCAAACATATACGCTCTTCCTGTACCAGGAACAACTCTAGCCATTAACTTACCACCGTATAAATCGCCCATATGTCTGACGTAAACATGTGCTAATATTAGATTAGGATGATGATAGGCTGTTGCCCATATATGGTCAATATACTTTTTAGTGCTAGGCATTAACTCTCTAGTATAATTAGGATTTAACTCTTTTAAATCTTCTGTAATACGTTCATAACGTTCTATACCAGATAAATCTTTAAGTATATCTGCACTTCTTGCCGCTAACTCTATAACTCTATAAATTTCTTGCAATTCAAATAGATAATGAACATACTGCTCTACTGTTGGCCCGTTCATTATACATTGAATCATAGGCAATGCTTCTACTTCACGATGCTTTGCATGCGTGGCTTCTCTTAATATTGTCATGCGCGGGTTTTCTTTAATGTACTACGTAACATCCAACCATGTTTCTCATGTGCATCTAATCGTCCAGCAATATAATCTGCGATGCCTTGTTTGTTTTCTGCTTCTGCATGTTCGAAACAATGATTTAGTAATTCTATTACCTTCATATTATCTTGTTCAAGTTCTTGCAACATTAACTCAGCACGTGGAATCATTGTTTGTTCTTGTATAATAGATAGTTCGGCAAAACGTGTCATACTACCAGGCGTATAACTATCTAGTGTTCTAATATATTCCGCTGTTTGGTCAATTGAATTATCATATACTTCTTCATATATGTTACCAAAAAACTCATGATATTGTGGAAAATTTGGACCCTCAACGTTCCAATGAAAATATTGTGCTTTAATTACAAACGCATAACTGGTTGATAATAATGTTTTTAACGCTTCTGCTAACATGTTAATTTGCCTTTATAAATTCATCTAATAAACGGCGTGCTGCACGAAAATCTGTAGCATCACACTCAAAATCTTTCCATTGACCACTAGCACATTGTACATTAAATTTGTAGTGTCTCATTTTTTCTTTCTCCCCTGACAATGGGCACGTTGACTAAATCCTTTTGGATTGTTACAATTAATACTCTTCTTATATTTTTCAGACCATTTCTCTTCAATTTGCTCTTCATTGGTCATAGCAGTAATACGTCTAGGTCCTTTTCTTTTGAACTTATTATATTCTTGTTCGTATGTTGTAGGGCCACCAACCATTTGTCCACCATTATTGCCGGCGCTACCACCACCTAACCCAGTACTTACTGTTTCAAATATAAACTCATTTGCTCTCACTTTAAATAAACCTTCTTAGTCTTTACACTAGGATCAGTCTTAGGGTCAATTGCTTTTGCCCCTGTGAGCATATTACCCTTTTTAGGATTAGAATCAGTCAAGGGTTGCTTTGTTTTACTGGGTATAACTAACCCTGTTACTAATTTTAACATATTAACTTCCTGCTGGTTTGATAGTAGTCCAACGCCAACCATCTCCGTCATTACGATTAACGGCTTCAGTTTCGCTGATACCTTGTCCTATACCCGATGGTTTAACTTTATACTTACGATAACTTTGTCCTGCTCCACCACCAGTGCTATATATTTGACCTTCTTCTACACCTTCTTTAGGGACACAATTATTGACTCTAACTCCGCCCTTCATTTTAGTACCTTGCTTTTTATAACCACTCCAGCATTTAGGATCAAGTCTTTGTTTTTCTTCCGATATTTCATCATCATCCCAACGTGATTGTTGCAATGCTTCTTCAAATACTTCATCTAATCCATATACTGCTGATTCTAGTTGATTCTTTGCAGTGTATACTTCGTCTATTGCAGTTTCTAATGCATCTTTATCAATGTTAAATTTTTCTGCTAACATTTGTATTTGTACAATAATATCTGTAGCAGTGTCATCGTACTTAATACCTTTAGTGATTTTTCTTGCTTGATTTAATGCTACTTCTAAATCACCTTGTCTATCCTCTTCAAGTCCACCTGAATACACTGGTTTACCTGCTTTACGTGCAGCCAATCGTTTTTGTAACTCAGGGTTTACTTTAGCAGTAGGCTCTGCTGGCCCTGCAGGCTTCTCAATAGATTCATCTGCTTTACCAGGAACACAGTTAGGAACCGTTTTACCATTCTTAACTTTAGTACCTACTGGCTTATAGCCTTTCCAGCAAGGATTAGTATTACGCAATGATTTTTCTTTTTCAGTCATAAGACCTTTAAGTATAGAACTCATAATTAATCCTTATGCTTTTTCTTGTTCTTATTATCTAAGTAGCCACGCTTATTAGCGGTAGCCCATGCAATATTCTCTGCTTCTTTACTAGACTTACCTGCTTCACGTTCTGATTTAGCAATGTGCTTAACCATGCGGTCTACTTTAGCACCTTCCATCATACCGGGTTGACCAATACGTTGTGCCGCGGCTGCAGCCATTTCTTTACTACGGTCACGATATAACATATCGCCCATCTTTTTCATCATCTTATGAAACTTAATAGGATCTTCTAAGACTTTAATCATATCTTCAATTCTATGGTCTTTAACTGCTTGCTTGTAAATGCCATAAACAAAACGTGCTTCAGGATATTCTAATGTCACAACATCACCGCCCAATTGAATATCTGCGCTTGTGCCATCTTTAACTGCATATGCAATTGCTTTAGCATTATCATATCCTACTGAACCTGATCCCATGCTTTCGCCAACTCCACCTGCTGCCACTACTCCACCTTGCATTTCGTGTACTTCTTTACCTTCTAGGTATTCAGCAATAGTGTTTAAGTAGTCTGCGGCTTTGATAATCTTTTCTTGTACCCAGCCCTCAAGCCCATCATCTTCGGATCTGTCTTTAATTAGATCATAGACAGTCTTTGCATTCTTCATGGCTTGTACTAAATCGCTACGTGCCATTTCTACTTCATGGTCTACACGGCTCTTACCCTTAGGGATAAATCCAAAAACCTTAGGCTTGTCTAATTTCATTCTGAACATATCTTCTTCAGATAATTCATCTTCCTTAATAGCACCCTCGCTAATACTGTTTGTATAAGGCCCTTTTTTCTTGGCTTTACCAAACATGACTTTACCTGCTGGTTCTAACCCAGCAACTTTTGGGCCCATTTTAGTTCTTTTCTGTGTTTCACCCATTGGCTTAGCAACGGCTGCAACTGACCCGGATG